CTGTCCGTTCACAAACTCAATACAAGCAAGAGTTCTTGGCTAACTTGTTCACATCTGACATGTTGTACGGCACTAAGGTGCTCCGTGCTGATGCAGGCGTGTTGTTGGCTGTAGGCGCTTAATAACACAGAGAGGCCCTCACAAGGGGCTTCTCTTGTTTTGCAAGGGGCTTGTTCTAATCAACAGGCTCTTTTCATAACAAGGAGACATAATGGCAATATGGCGTGGAACAGGGGGCTCAGGTGAGAGTTCCAGTGATAGTACAATTAACATCACCACTCAATTAGCTACACAAGCTGCTGTTTCAGCTGAGGCTGCTGCTGCTTCTGAGACAGCTGCTGAAGCTGCACAAGCTGCGGCAGAGACAGCTGAAACTAATGCTGAGACAGCAGAAACAAACGCAGAGACAGCTGCTACTAATGCTTCTACCTCTGCAACCAACGCTGCTTCCAGTGCAACCAGTGCTGCATCAAGTGCAACAGCTGCTGCCTCCAGTGCTACGTCTGCTGCTTCTAGTGCAACCACTGCAACTACACAAGCTACCAATGCAGCAGCATCGGCAAGCTCTGCTGACACATCAGAGGCTAATGCATTAACATATGCTGGTGATGCTTCTGATAGTGCTACTGCTGCTGCCTCTAGTGCTACAGCTGCTGCTGCTTCGGCTACCACTGCCAGCACACAGGCTACTAACGCAGCAGCCAGTGCCACTACAGCCTCTACACAGGCAAGCAATGCTTCTACTTCGGCAAGTACAGCTACGACTAAGGCTTCAGAAGCATCCACTAGCGCTACCAATGCCGCCTCAAGCGCATCCTCAGCTAGTACCTCAGCAACTAACGCTTCTAGTAGCGCCTCAGCAGCTGCCACATCGGAAACTAATGCAGCATCTTCTGCGTCTAGTGCATCCACATCAGCTTCCACTGCAACTACTAAGGCTTCTGAGGCTTCATCCTCAGCTTCGTCAGCTAGTACGTCTGCAAGCACAGCGACTACTCAAGCAAGTAACGCAGCTTCTTCCGCATCAGCGGCTAGTACGTCTGCTTCTAATGCCAGCACCTCAGCCACCAGCGCAGCCTCTAGTGCCTCCTCAGCTTCCTCTAGCGCTGCCTCAGCTGCTGCTGCTCTGGATAGTTTTGATGATCGTTACTTAGGTTCTAAGACATCAGATCCAACTGTTGATAACGATGGTAATGCTCTAGCTATAGGTGCTTTGTACTACAACAGTACTGACGCTGAGATGCGAGTATATGACGGCTCTCAATGGATTGCAGCATCAGCGGCTTCTCAAGCCATCCTCACCAAGTACAAATACGTAGCTACAGCAGGTCAAACTACGTTCTCAGGAACTGACGCTAATAGCTTGACATTGGCTTACACAGTAGGTTCAATCATTGTCACTTTGAACGGTGTTGTTCTTAATGGGGCTGATTACACTGCTACTTCAGGCACTAGTGTTGTTTTAGGTGTAGCTGCTTCTTTGAACGATGAGCTTAATATCTTGTCATTTAGTACGTTTGATGTAGCTAATACTTACACGCAGTCTCAAATAGACGCCTTTGCTGTAAAGCTCACTGGCGATCAGACTATTGCTGGAGTTAAAACCTTCAGTAGTAAAGCATTGATTGAAGGTCTGACAGTCGGTAAAGGTGCTGGCTCAGTAGCTACCAACACTGCGGTGGGTGCTAGTGCTTTGGCGGCTAATACGACAGGTGGCGGTAATGCCGCTTTTGGTAGTAACGCATTGGCTGCAAATACAACAGCAAACCAGAACTCTGCTTTTGGCACTAATGCTTTGCAAGCTAACACTACTGGTTTGCAAAGTGCTGCCTTTGGTCGGTCTGCGTTAGCAGCTAACACGACAGGGTCTTCAAACACTGCCGTTGGTACTGATGCTCTTATTGCCAACACTACAGCCAACAACAACACAGCTGTTGGTTATCAGGCTGGATATAGTGGGACAACCGCAGCTAATGGCGTTTATTTTGGTAGACAAGCTGGATACTCGGTCACAACATCTAACTTCAACACAATGATTGGCGACCAAGCTGGCTATTCAACAACTGGCGGGTACAACACATTTGTTGGTATTGCTTCTGGTAACGCTGTTACTTCTGGCACTAAAAACACCATCATTGGCGGCTACTCAGGCAACCAAGGCGGCTTAGACATTCGCACAGCAAGCAACTACATCGTGCTGTCTGATGGGGATGGGAATCCACGGGCAACTTGCTCTAGCACTGGAGCTTGGACTTTCTTGGCATCAGGAGACCCAGTTAAATCTTCAAGCACTAACGGCGCAAATACTTCAAATTCACTTTTTGTTGGCGTTTATAGCGCAAGCTCCCCTACAAGCGGAACATTGTCTTTTAACGTAACTACAAACGGAAACGTCTATAACACCAATAACTCGTATGGCGCTATTTCAGACGTAAAGTTAAAAGAGAATATTACAGAAGCAACTCCCAAGTTGGAGCAACTGTGTCAAGTGCGTGTGGTTAATTACAACTTTAAAGAAGGTCAAACCCAAAAGCAACTTGGTGTAATTGCACAAGAGTTGGAAGCAGTTTTTCCAAGCATGGTTGATGAATCTTCTGACTTTGATGAAGAAGGTAATGACCTTGGTACAACAACTAAATCTGTTAAATACAGCGTGTTTGTTCCAATGCTTATCAAAGCCATCCAAGAACTCAAAGCAGATTTTGACGCATACAAAGCAACCCACCCTTAAAGGAAACTAATCATGACTGAACTAACCCAAGATAAAGTGAAAGAACTGTTTGAATACAGGGATGGCGCTTTGTTTTGGAAAAATCGTTCTTTTGATTCATTGGGTAGAAGCATAAAATATCTAAATGGCAGACTGGCTGGTTCCATTGATTCAAGTGGCTATTGGCAGACAAAGATAGATGGAAAACTACACCTAAACCATCGCCTTATTTTTTTGATGTTTAATGGCTACATTCCTAAAGTTTTAGATCATATTGATGGCGACAGGAAAAACAATGCGATTGAAAATATAAGAACTGCATCTATTGCACAAAACAACCACAATGCAAAAATTAGGCAGGACAACACATCTGGATGTAAGAATGTTTGCTGGAGCAAATCTGCTAAAAAGTGGCAGGTTGCTTTACACATAAATAAGCAAAGAAAATCTTTTGGAAGCTATGACGACATTGAGTTGGCAGAGTTAGTGGCTATTGAAGCAAGAAACAAATTTCACAAGGAGTATGCGAATCATGGAAAACATTGAAACAGTAACGCCAGAGCAAGTGGCTAAACATTATGCTGCCGCGTTGGACTCGGTGGCATTGATTCAAGCTGGAAAGCCTGAAGACATGTCTGAATCAGATTGGCTGGACACAGTGGCTCGTAACAAAGAGCATCTGAACATCATGTTGGCTAAAGACTTCTGGACTACGGAAGATTTAACACCTTTACAGGAATTAGCATAATGAGCAACGCAAGAGAATTAGCTGAACTCGGGGGTAGTTACGGCACAGGTGGCTCTAGTGGCTCTACGAACCGCATCATCAATGGTGCGATGATGATTGACCAGAGAAACGCTGGCGCGGCAGTTACGGTAAACAGCGCATCAAACACATTTCTTGTGGATAGATGGTTTGCTAATGCAGAAAGTGCTGATGGAGTTTTTACCGGTCAGCAAGTATCAACTGCTCCTGAAGGTTTTAATAACAGCCTTAAATTTACAGTCACTACGGCTGACGCAAGCATTGGTGCATCACAATTATATTTATTTCGCCAACGAATTGAAGGTTATAACTTTGCCGATTTAGGGTGGGGAACTGCTAACGCTAAAGCGATAACAATTTCTTTCTGGGTGCAGTCTTCTGTCACTGGATTATTTGGCGGCGCATTATTTAATAACGCTGGTGACAGAGCTTATGCATTTAGCTTTTCAATTTCTTCTGCAAATACTTGGGAACAAAAAACGATCACTGTCGCTGGAGATACTACAGGGACTTGGCTCACCACAAACGGAACCGCTTTAAACCTTGTATTTTCTTTAGGTGCTGGTTCTACATACAAAGGCACTGCTGGCTCATGGGGTTCAACCTTGTACTTAGCGCCAACCGGTTCAGTAAACCTGATTGCCACAAACGGAGCCACCTTCTACATCACAGGCGTTCAACTAGAAAAAGGCAGCACAGCCACATCGTTTGACTACCGCCCGTATGGTACTGAGTTGCAGCTGTGTCAGCGGTACTATCAAATAATTCCTTATATTTATACAGGTATTAACTTAACCCTTGGAACAGCTACAAGTTTTAGGTCTACGTTTTCGTATCCAGTACAGTTAAGAACGTCTCCAACAGTTACATATGGGAGCATTACTTCTGGTTTTACAATTTCTAACTTGCTAACAGACGCTTCTGTTCTTGTTTTTGAATTAGGAGCCTCTTCTAGAGGAGACTTTAGACCTGGCGTGACATCAAACACAACTGTTTCTGCGGAGCTGTAATGTATAAACTTTTTATTAGCGCTATAGAAATATCGTTTGTAATCCGATTGGTTGACGGTGCTTTCATCCCTTTTGACCCCGCCAACACAGACTACCAAGCCTATTTGAAATGGCTAGAAGAAGGTAATACACCGGAGCCAGCAGATGAGGGCACACCTTGAGCAATCATCTAACAACAGAAACAGGGGCAGCTCTGGCAACTAAGGCAGCACCTCCAGTGACAATAAGCTTAGCAACAGTGGCTGGCTATCAAGTGAGTGAACTTGTATTGTGGGCCACGTTGATATACACAGCTTTGATGATTGGTCATAAGCTTATTCAAATCTACAAGGATATTAAGAAGGAAGAGTAATGCCTTTAGCCATTCTTGCTGCCGCTAATGCAGCTGTAAAAGCAATTCAGCAAGGATGTGACCTCTACAAGGAATACAAAGGAACAGTCCTAGAAGCCAAGAAAACCTTAGACACTGCCGTAGGTATTGCCAAGGAAGTTTCAGGGGCTTCTAAGGGCTTCTGGAGCTTCCTAAAGGGTAAGCTGTTTGGAGAGGAACCACCAGATGTCATTAAGCAGGAGATTATTCCGGAGAAGAAAGCTGTTAAGAAAGCTGCTCCGGTAGCTCAAGATGAACTATCAATAACCTTAGACATCATTGCTCAGCTCAAGGTGTTCTTCACATGTATGTCACAGCTTAAACAAAAGCTGGCAGACGCAGAGGAACATAGTCTTGATGCTAAGAGTGATGCTGAATTGCTAAGCAGCTCAGTGGATATTGAGTATGCTATGACAGAAGTGGCTAAGCTTCAGAAGCAAATCAGAGAGACAATGGTGTATCAAATAGGCGGAGATTTAGGAGACCTATACACCAAAGTTGTTAAGAGAGTGGGCATCATTCAAGAACAACAAGAAGCAGCTAGGCTGGTGGCCTTACGTAAAAAGAAGGAAGAGCAATGGCTACGAAACAAACGAGCAGCCAAGCGTCACAGACGTATGGCAATAGCGGCAATAGCAGCACTGGTGGTGGCAGAAACATGGGGACTGATGGCAGCGATAGTGATAGCAAATACATAAGCTTCCTTATATTGATGACGTTGCTATGGTTTATTGTCATGCCTTTTGAACTATACCTATACATCAAGGTTAACAAGGCAACAGAAATTTGTTTAAAACAGGAGATGAAATGAATGAACTAATGAACCTGCTCAAAGGAGCAGCACCAGCTCTAGCTACTGTGATAGCTGGCCCTCTGGGTGGCATGGCTGTTAAGGCCATTGCTGAGAAGCTGGGAGTAGAAGACACTGTGGAAGCTGTAACTTCTCACCTAACAGCCAACCCAGAAGCAGCATTGAAGCTTGCGGAGATTGATTTGAAACAGTTTGAATTGGAAGTACAAGATCGTGACTCAGCTCGTAAGGCTCATCTGGCTATTGCAACCAGCCCTGACGCACATTGGCTTGAAAAGCTCGTTGTGCCTATCCTTGCTTTGGGTACTGTTGGTCTTTGTTTTCTGTTGATTGGTGTATTGTTATTTATTAACATCCCAGATAGTCAAGAGAACATCATCATCTATGCTCTTGGTTTTATTACTAGTGCAGCAGGACAGGTGCTGAGCTATTTCTTTGGTTCAAGCCAAGGCAGCAAAGACAAGAACGATGCGTTAAAGAAAGGTAAATAATATGACACAACTATCAGCCAACTTTACACTAAAAGAATTCACTAAGAGTGATACAGCTACTCGTTTTGGATTAGACAACACCCCTACTCCTGAAGTGGTTGCAGCTTTGCAGAAGCTTGTGGATAACATTGTTCAGCCTATCCGTACACACTATGGTAAGTCTGTCACTGTGAACTCTGGCTATCGTGCTCCTGATGTTAATGCTGCTGTAAGAGGATCACGTACTTCTGACCATTGCAAGGGCCAAGCAGCTGACATCGAGATTGCTGGTATTCCCAATGGTGACTTGGCTCAATTCATTGTGGATAACTATTCCTTTACACAGGTCATCTTAGAATTCTATACCCCCGGCATCCCTGATAGTGGATGGGTGCATGTCTCTTATGACCCAAGCAACCTGAAGTGTGAAGCTTTGACAGCCGTTAAGCAAGATGGCAAGACTGTCTACTTGAAAGGTCTGCACAAATGAAAGACTCAAGACTAACAAGAGCAGGGGTGTCAGGTTATAACAAGCCAAAGGCTACCCCTAGCCACCCAACAAAGAGCCACGTAGTGGTAGCCAAGAGTGGTGACGCAGTGAAGACCATTAGGTTTGGTCAGCAAGGCGTGTCAGGTAGCCCAGATGGTTCCAAAAGGAACGAAGCCTTCAAAGCTAGACATGCTTCTAACATTGCCAAAGGCAAAATGAGTGCAGCATATTGGGCAGATAAGGTGAAGTGGTAATAAAAAACACTTGACAAAACAAGCAATAGCTGTTATAATAGTACTTATAAGTACATAACAAGAGTAATAGTTATTAACATTATTATGTATAATACATATAAGGAACTTAGATGACATACCTAGAAGCTGTCAATAGTGTACTTAGAAGACTTAGAGAAAGAGAAGTTCAGTCTGTCTCTGAATCTTCTTACAGTAGACTCATTGGCGATTTTGTTAACGATGCCCGTAATGAGGTGGAGAATGCTTGGAACTGGTCTTCCTTGCGTACCACCCTTACACTAACCACATCAGCCAATGTGTTTAACTATGAGCTGAATGGCAGCAAGAACAACTTCAATGTGATTGATGTGTTGAATGACACAACCAATATGTTCATGACCTACAAGAGTGGTCAAGAGTTTGATGGTTTCTTCTTGGCACAAGAGCCTACAGCCACCGGTGCTCCCATCTATTATAACTGGAACGGTGTTTCCAATGATGGTGATACACAGGTTGACATCTATCCAATCCCTGATTCTGTATACACCATTCGCTTTAACGTGTTGGTAAGAAACACAGACTTAGTGGCTGACGGTGATGACATCATGGTTCCTGCTCGTCCCATTGTGTTGTTAGCTTTTGCTAAGGCTATTGAAGAACGTGGTGAAGACGGTGGTAACAGTAGCCAATATGCTTTCGGTACAGGCATGAGAGCCTTGGCTGATGAAATTGCATATGACGCTGCACGTAGACCAGAAGACACTATTTGGTATCCAGTATGAAAGAACTTAAATCTGCATCAGTAGGCGCTCCCGGCTTCTTTGGACTTAACACCCAAAGCTCGGGGGCTTTGTTGTCTGACGGATTTGCTCTTGTTGCTAACAACTGTGTCATTGATAAGTATGGACGCTTAGGCGCTCGTAAGGGCTGGGCTATGCGTACCACTGGTGGTAGTACACCATTGGCTGGCAACCCTATCAAAAGCTTGTTTGAATATGTTAATGCTGATGGTACATTAGACTACATTAGTGGTGGTAATAGCAAGCTGTTTAGAGAAGGTGTTGCTGGTGCATTGACAGACATCACCCCTGCCTCATACACAATTACAGCAAACAACTGGCAGATGGTTTCTCTTTATGACCATTGCCTCATTGTACAGAAGAGCCATGAGCCTATCATCTTTACAAGAGAGACAGGAAGCTTGTCTGTTGCTAAGCTAGTTAGCCATACAGGACATGGTGGTGCTTCCTTTAGTACACCAGTGTTTGGTACAGGTACAGACAATGGCCCTAACTGTGCCTTAGCTGCATATGGACGTTTCTGGGTAGCAGGTACTAACAACAATAAGACCACTCTCTATTGGTCAACAGACATTGCTGATGCTCATTTCCCTACATTCAATACAGGTGCAGGCAGAAGCTCAGGTAGTATTAACATGTCTGCTAAGCTGCCTAACAACGTAGACGAAGTGACAGGCATTGCTGCACACAACGGCTACATCATTGTGTTCTTTAAACAGAACATTGTTATGCTGCGTGGTAATGACGATAACTTCTCTGACCCTTCCACCATGTATGTGCAAGATGTCTTGCCCGGTGTTGGTTGCATTGCTAGAGACTCCATTCAAAAGACAGGTAATGATGTATTGTTCTTGTCTGCTTCTGGTGTAAGAAGCTTAGGTCGTACTGTTCAAGAGAAGAGTATGCCAATGAGAGACCTCACATTAAACATTCGTGATGATGTGTTTGGTTACATTGAAGCAACTAACATGGATGAGGTGAGAAGCTGCTACTCAGAGAAGTATGCCTTCTATCTATTGAGCTTTCCATCCACAGCTTCACCTGCTGTCTATTGCGTTGACTTAAGAAAACCTCTAGAAGATGGTGCAGCTCGTGTAACATCATGGCTTGGCTATCAGGCTTATGCCTTGTTGTCATGCAGAAGTGGAACATTATACTTTGGTAAGCCTAATGGTATTGGTGAATATTATGGCTATCAAGACAACGGTGTTAAATACACCTTCACATATTATACCAACCATTTCAACTTTGAACAACCAACAACTAATAAGATTGCTAAGAACTTAGGCATTGTTCTTATTGGTGGTGGTGGTCAACGTATGGTGGCTAAGCTAGGCTTTGACTTCTCTAGCACATATAGCTCCTACCCCATTGTTATTTCTTCAGGACAATATGCAGAGTATAACATAGCTGAATATAACATTGCTGAATATAGCTCTGGTGTTTTCATTGAGAATGCTAAGACAGCTGTAGGTGGCTCAGGAAAGACAATACAAATTGGATTTGAAGCAGAAGTGAATGGTGCTCCTTTGAGTATTCAGAAGCTTGATGTATTCGTTAAAACAGGAAAGAACTATTAAACATGTCTGACTATACAAAACTCACATCATATGATACTAAGGATGCCTTGTCAACAGGCGATCCTTTGAAGCGTGTTAAGGGTACAGAGCTGGATGATGAATTTGATGCCATCGCTGTAGCCATTGCTACCAAGGCTAACAGTGCTTCTCCTGCCTTTACAGGTACACCTACAGGCCCTACAGCTACAGCTGGTACAAACACTACACAACTAGCCACTACAGCCTTTGTTAATAACCTCTTCCCTTCTGGCATCATTGCCATGTGGAGTGGTCTTATTTCAAACATTCCCACTGGTTGGAATTTATGTAACGGTAGTAATGGTACACCAGACTTACGTAACAAGTTCATCATTGGTGCATATCTTGATGATACAGTTGCTAAGACTTCTGTAACAGGAAGCAACACACAAACAGGCGGTAGTAAAGATTCTGTTGTTGTAACTCACAACCACAATAGCGGCGTTACAGGTTCTACTACCTTGACAGGTTCGTTCCCAACTGCTGCAAACACAACTGGTGGATACTCAGGTGTATTCAGCATAGGTTCAGGTTACAGTGGTAACGGTGGTGAGCCTCAGACAAACTACGGTGTCAACATGTCTGCTCCACATACACACACTATTACAGCAGAAGGTGAATCAGGAACTAACAAGAACCTGCCTCCCTATTTTGCTTTGGCCTTTATTATGAAAGCTTAAGATGAGAGACATTCTTAAAGAGATTAACGATAATGTCACACATCACTTCTCTGATGGCTTATACGCCAAAGAGATGAACTTCCCAGCAGGCTCTGCTATCGTTAAACATTTGCATGACTATAGCCACCTGTCCATTTTAGCTAAAGGCCAAGTTGAACTGCTCTTGGAAGATGGTGATACAAGAAGATTTACAGCCCCTGCTTGTATTGAGATTAAAGCAAACGTATGCCATGGTGTAACAGCCTTAACAGATTGTACATGGTTTTGTATTCACGCAACAGACGAGAAAGACCCACACAAAGTGGACTCTGTTTTGATTAAAGGAGCAGCATAATGGCAGCAGTTACCGCAGCAGTAATTGGAGGAGGTGCAACCCTATTGGGTGGCATGATGGCTGGGGATGCAGCAGAGAAGAGCGCACAGGCTCAACTAGAATCTGCACGTATTGCAGCAGAGGCAGCTAAGTTTAAACCATACAGTATTACGTCTGGCTTTGGTAAGAGCTTCTTTGATGAAACAGGTCAAACAGCTGGTTATGAAATTGACCCACGCTTAGCAGCCTTTAGAGATCAGCTCTATGGACAAGCTGAGAAAACAATGGCTGAGCTGGGTAGTACAAATCCACAAGCAGAAGCACAGAAGTATGTTGACCAACAGATGGGTTTGCTTGCTCCTACAAGACAAGCAGAAGACATGGCCTTGCGTCAGAAGATGCTTGGTGGTGGTCGTATTGGTCTAGGTTTGTCCTCTGGTTATGTTGGTGGTGAAGGCTCAGGTCTCATCAATCCAGATCAGTTTGGTTTAAACCTTGCTCGTGAAAGAGCTAATGCTGAGATTGGCGCTGCTGGTACACAGTATGGTCAGAACATGTATGACAAGCTCATCTCTCGTGGCACTGGTTTGTTCACCTCTGGTACTGGTATTGAACAGCTCGGTATGACACCCCTCACTCTGGGTGCTGACATTGGTAAGGCTGGTGTTTCCGCTGGTAATACACAAGCACAAGCTTTGTTACAAGGCGGTATTGGTGCTGCTAATGCCAACCTAGCAGGTGGTTTGTCTCAGGCTAATATGATTAGCTCGGCAGGTAGAACAGCTGCTGGTATGTTCTCTACTCCACAGAATAATTCACCTACAAACAATTCTTGGTATACACCATGGAATCAAAACGCAAATAACAGCAATAGAACCTTTGAACCAGATATTAACACTTCTGGTTTTAACACCCCTTAAGGAACAGATATGGCAAGCGATGTTATGACACTATTCAATATGCCCACTCAACAAGAGCTGGGTCAACGCTACCTTGATAGCCAGATGGTTAGCCCTGCACAGATGGGACAACAAGGCCTGTTGCAGCAAGTTGTTTCTATGGGAGCTAACGCTGGTGCAGGTATTGGCTATGGTGCTGGTCGTCTATTTGGTGGCGGTACACCAGAGCAGGTGAGAGCTAAAGGCATTGAAGAAGCTATGCGTACAGTGCAAGGTATGGGTTTCACCTCTGATGCAGAGATGTATGCTGCCTTGTCTAAAGAGCTGGGTGCTCGTGGCTTGACACAAGATGCTTTCATGGCTAACAAAGAAGCAAGAGCAGCTATGCGTGATGAGCAAGTAGTGAAGAAGGGTGGTCTTGATATTGAGACAGCCACTATTCAGCTACAGAAAGCTAAAGAAGACATGCTCACTCTTGAAGAGCAAATTGCACAAGAGATGTCCTTTGGTAATGAAGCTAAGGTTGTTGGTTTGCAGCGTCAGCTTGAAGCTAAGAAGAGAGCTTCTGCTTTGGTTGAAGCACAGATTAAAGCACAAGAAGCTACAGCTAAGGCTGCATTGATGAATGCTGGTGCTAACGTAGAAAGAGCCAGTGCTGCTAGAGAGAGCGAGAAATACACCATTCCAGTGTATGCTCCCGGCATCGTTCCCGGCACACGTGGTGACATTGTTGGTAGACAAAACAAACAAGGCCAAGTGATGGGTAATGATGGCTTAGTGTACAACAGCGTAAATGAACTCATGACTAACAGAGGACAAGGCTCAGCTATTCCTGATAGTGTCATTGTTAAACCACCCGCAGGTAAGAAACCAACTAGACCACTCTCTGAATTTGGAGGTTAAATGGCTGAACTAATGCTCAGTCCAGAAGAGCAAATGATGTCATCAGTGGGGGCTACAGATGTGGCTCCTACTGGTGGCTTTGATCTTACTGGAGCTTTACAAGAAGGCTATTCTCCTGCACAAGTTGCTGACTACTTAGCTAGTAAGAAAGGCTTTGATGTTGCAGGCGCTAGAGCTGAAGGATATACAGATCAACAAATCTTAGCACACCTAACAGGGAACACAGGCTTCTCTGCTGGTGTTAAACGCTTTGTTGAGAGTGCTGGTAGCAGCATCAAGGGCATTGCTCAAATGGCTGGTACAGCTGACACAGAACGTCTACGTGCTGAGAGACAAGCAGCCGAGATTGCTTCTGCTAACAATCCATACATTGGTGGTACAGCTGAGTTTGCTGGAGCCATTGCTGACCCTATTAACCTGCCTGCTGTGGCTGTTGCTCCATTACGTGGGGCTACACTCGTTGGCACTATGGCTAGACAAGGTGCTGCACAAGGCGCTCTTGGTGGCTTCTTAGAGCCTGTCCTCAAAGAAGGTGGTGACACTGGTTTCTTCTCTGCTGACCGTGCTAAAGGCGCAGGCGTAGGCACTGTTGCTGGCTTTGCTCTGGGCGGTGTGCTTGGTAAGGGTGCTGAATCTATTGTTAATTACTTAACAAAGAAGGCTGATGTCCCTCTGTCTGACATTCCTCAAGGCAAGCAGGCTACAGACGCAGCGTTGTCAGATGTTGCTAAAGCAATTGATGAGCCAGTTACTAATGAGCGTGTGTTCAAGGATGCACAGTATGATTATAAACCACTGTCTGTCTTAGAGAAAACCCTCATTGACCAACGTGTTGCTTCTCTTGAGAGAGACATTACAAAGCTGTCAGAAGAAAGAACAACAGTTGATGTAACAGAAACAGCAGAGAAACAAGTAGCTTCTTTGTTGCAAGGTGAGACTAAGGCTCCAGTACAGACAGCTGATAACCTGCCATCAAAGATGACAGGCTTGGTGTCTCCAACTAAATCACAACCAACAAAACAAACACCTGCCTTGTTCCAAGGAAAGAAGGTTGTTGATGTTAAGGAAGCTCCACAAGTTGCTTCATTGTTCAAAGGCTATTCATTAGACACTGACCTCAAGGCTAAGCAAGCAGAGATTGATATGCTCAAAGCTAAGCTTGCTCAAGACCAAGAGATTAAGCTGAGACAGGTTACTGGCAAGTTACCTGAGCCTCTGGTACAGGTGGAAACAAAGACAGCTCCTCGCTTTGCTGAGCAGCCAGTGATCACCAGAGAAGGACAAGTTCCTCCTGCTGCATTGGCTCCTCCTCCTAGAGCAAGTGTTGTTTCTACGCAACAGGTTACCCCTGAAGTGCAGGCTGCATTAGAGCGTAATGGCTTTAGAACAATGGAAGAAGCTAATGCTGCTTTGGGTAAAGCGCCTGTTGCTGCTGACCCATTGAACAGGGCTGGCATGGCTGGCTCAGTAGGCTCTATGCGTACTGACCCCTATCTAAAGCTGGCTGGTGATGTTCCTTTTGAAACAAACCCAGAGAAGGTGTTTGACCCTGCCTTCCGTGGTCGCATTGATGCAGACCCTGTGTCTGTTGATAAGGCTATTAACGACATGCACATGAAGGCTGTTGCTGCTACAGGTAGGACAGGCAGAGAGCTGCGCGGCAGGGGCAGAATGGGTGGTAGCCTAGAAGCTACAGCTGCATTGGGTGAGAAGCAAGCAGCACGTATGACAGCAGAAGAAGGTGGGGTTCTTGATTGGGCCTTGCAGAATGCTGACAAGAGCTGGAACAGAGAAGAGATTGCAGCGTTCATGCCTCAATACAAAGAAGCTCAGGCTTTCCTTGGTGCTCAGATTGATGAGTATAACAGACTAAGAAGCCTTGGTCAACTCACACCAGAAGCAGAACAAACCATTATGCATCGCTCACAAGTTCCTCTTGGTGTTATGTCCATTTTCCAAGGACAAAGAACTAGAGCATCTGATCAGTTGAATGCTTTTAAATTAGCGTATAATAGAATAAGCGAAGGGAAAGAAGTAAAAGGTTTTGCTACTCCCGGTCGTACTTGTTTATAAGGATATACATGGCATACTCAGAAGCATGTGCTGTTTGGTTCAGAGAACTAGCAGACAAGAAATTACTCATTGATAAGTTTGAAGACTTAACACCACAACAGAAAGCCAACCTGTTAGCTGAGCTACAAACCAAGATGGCAAAGGAACCACACATTGCTGGTCGTATTGCCTCTGAATATGTAGTGAACAGTTATGTATCAGGCCCCGGCACTATCGCTGTTAACGCTTTGTCTGCCGGTACACAGATGTTCTTGCAGCCAGTGCTTAGAGAGATCGAAGCAGCCCTACCTAGAAGCCTCAGCAAGAGCGATAAAACTACAGGTGAAGGGGTAGCTATGCTCAGGGGTATTATGCAGGGCTTTAGCGAGGCTATGGCTTTTGCTAAGCAAGGCTTTGTCTCTGGTCGTCCTCTTGATATTAACATGTCTGCTCAAGCTATGGGTATGACAGATGCTAAGTTCCAGAAGTTTATCAACGAGAACTTCATTTCAGCTGAAAGAGCAGAGATGTTGAAGGGTGACTTGTATGATGTGAATAACAAAGCATTGGGTGGCACACTCGGTGAAGTTGTTAGAACTCCTACTCGTGTTGGTATCTTCATTGACGAGTTTAACAAGGCTGTCTTTAGACGCATGGAGTTTAATGCCATTGCTTACAGAGAAGCTGCACGTATGGCTAAGCAGACAGGTGGTGATGCAGGTGAGATTTATACAAAGCTTACCAAAGACAGACTCACTGTGGATAACTGGCAACAACAGCTGACAGATAAGCTTGGTGGTAACAACCTGTGGAACGTACAGAACTTTGCTAAGGAAGCTGTGTTCCAAGAGAAGCTTACAGGTGTAGCACAGGCAGCTGCTCAGTTCAGAGCCAAGCATCCATTGTCTGCCCTCATTGTACCCTTTATCAAAACCCCATACAACATCATCAAAGAAGGTGTGTCTTACATTCCCGGCATTGGCTTGGCAGGTAAGAAAGAGATTGGTAATACAGGGAAGTTTGACTTTGCTATGAACATGCCTGAGCAACGTGGCAAGCTCATTGCTAAGCAGGCACTGGGCATGGGTGCTGCCATTGCATTGGATGCTGCTGTTAACCAAGGACTCATTACAGGCTCTGATCCAAAGGATGGTCGCCCTAAGTTCTCTATGAAGGTGGGTGATGAATGGGTGAGCTATCAACGTATTGAACCATTAGCCACAGTGTTTGGTATGGCTGTTGATGCTTCGTCTATTCTCAAGGAATATAAAGAGAATAAGAACCCAGACAAGAATGCACAAGACTTCTTGTTGGCCTATGCTGCTGCTGTTAAGAACAACATTCTTGAGAAGAGTTTTATGGAAGGCTTGAGCAAGGCCTTGTTTGCTATGTATGACCCAGAGAGACACGGTGGTGGCTTCTTTGCTCAGTATGCTAACGCTCTTGTACCAGCCATTGCAGCCACTACAGCCAAGGTGTTAGACCCAACAGAGCGTGAAGCTATGACGTTTGTTGAGAAGGCACAGAGCCGTATCCCCGGTATGCGTGAAGAGCTACCAGTTAAATACACCAAGACAGGTGAGCCAGAGCAGGCCAGCTTGTCTAACGCTTTGCTTGGTATTAAGGTTACTACACCCACTGCCATTGAGAGAAAGCTTGAAGAGATTGGTGTAGAGATTGTTGGTGCTAACAAGAAGATTGGTGGTGTTGAACTAGATAGTACACAATATTCTAGATATAAACAAATCTCTGGTGGTGTGTTGTCTAACAGCTTGAGTCAAGCGTTTAACAATCCACAATTTGAGAAGCTAGATAAGTATCAGAAGGAAGTGGCAGTACAGAAGATTGTCAGTATGTCACGTAGTGCAGCTACTAAGCAGCTCACTATGGAACTATACAAAGACAACCCAGACTTTGCAAGGCAATGGTATAACGCCTACCTTGAGAAGTATGGAGCACAAGAAGCCATTGGATACAGGCAATAAAAAAGGGGACTTAATAGTCCCCTTTCTTTTTAGTCTAACTCAAAGAAGTCACCAATGTATATTGAGAAGAATGGTAGCTTAATGATGATGCCCATAAAGCCAACCACTTCCTCCTTGTCGCTGTTATCAAACTCAACGATGTGACATACATCATCATTATATTCAATGTCAAGGCCAATGCCTAAGCGTGGGTTAATTGTTATCATGTTTACCTTTCTTTTCCAGTGTCTCTTTCATTTTCTCTAAGTACACTTCTAATTGCTCTGTCAACATCTTTAAAGCTTCCATACCAAAAGCTACATAGATTGGAATGAATGTCTCAAACCATGTGATGTCATAACCAACAAACAGTTTAGCTGTGATAAGCAATAAACAGATTACTTTTAATAGGCCATATTTTTCAGTCATCAATAGTCTCCATGTGTGGTACTGAACGAACAGTGGGGAACTTCGCTTTGAAGTCTTCGATTGTCATGTCTCTGCCTAAGTGAACCTCAACAAAGCTAGTCCCTTCCAAGACCAGCTTTGTCTTCAGTTGCACACACGCTGGACAATTGTCTTTCGTGTACACGATTGTTTTCATCTCTGATAAATCTCCTTAATGTTTCTCTTGCGTCAAGACGACTAGCAAACCACCTAGATAACTCACTAGAGTCATCTTGCAAGAGGCCCGGAGGCCATCCTGTTTTCGGTGGAACTGGTGTGTTTCTTTTATTAGATTTCACAACCTGCTGCTGTACAAGCCAAGGTCTGTACACCTTCAACATTATCATCCATTTCAATCAGACTATTCCAATCAATGGTGGATGGTGTTGTAGCTAACAGGGCTTCATACTGTTCTTTTGTACAGTCTTCGTATGGGGCCTGTCGATAACTGCCACCATCATAAGGCAAGAAGGAGACACCAGACATTTCATCGAAGTGTTTCCATACCCATGCACCAACTTCAGGCCACTCATGTTCAGAGACAGAGATGGTAACAGAAGGCTTATGCTCACACCAGTGACGTTGATAGGCAAGCCACAGCTTCAAGTGTTGCATAGCTGTCAGGTCTTTACGAAGCATAGCACCTTGAGGGGCCTTCTTAGGGAAGGTGAACACCACAGTTTGCTCTGGCTTCATAACACATGGCTCAGCTGTTACGCCTGCATCAATCAGATGTTGTGTCAATGGGTCTTTCTTGTCTCCACGAACTCGTCTAAAATAATACTCAGCATGACGGGCATGAATACCAGATGCACTATCAGTGAGCTGACTGACAGTACCACTAGGCTTAACACAAGTAATGGCAGCACTGGCAGGAATACCAAGATGCTCAGCCATAATCCCATTAGTTGCGACACATACAGCTTTAAGTTCATTCAGAATGCCTTCCAGTTTAGGACTATCAGGGTTGTTCAACAAAGCATTGTCAAGAATGCCTGTCATTGATACACCCAGCAAACGCTCTTCCTCAGTGTTCTTCTGCCACACCTTACGTAGATATGGGAAGTGGGTCAATGTGCTCTGGAATGTACCTAAGATGGTTGCTAAACGTGCCTTACGTTTCAAGCTATCCACTGTGTCATCAGAACGAACAATGATTTCGGAAAGATTACAGAATTGATATGGTCGAAGAATGATTTCAGAACAGGGATTAGTCCCGAAATCAAAGTCACTATTGCGTCTTCCATTTTGTTTCACCACTTTCTTAGCTGCTTCACGATTGAAGATACCACGCTCACCACTCTTGCTTTCATACAAAGAGTTCCATTCCTGCATGAAGATGCCAACATCAGGACGCTCTGTATAGCAGGCACTGTTGTTAGCCAAGGCACGTTGACCGTTCTTCTCCCACCATGCACCGCTCTTAGCGTGACGCATACGATCATCAGACAGGTTAGACAAGCTAATCATGGCTGAGCGGCGTACACCGCCTACAACAACAACTTCACCAATCTTACACATGATGTCGTGACACTCAAGGCTATTCAGTTTACGGCCCTTAGCACCTTTGAAGATGGCAGAAACAAACTGAAACAACTCAATCAATGGCTCGGGACCAGAAGCACGACCACCGAAGGTCTTCAAGCGAGCACCTTTAGGACGAACCTTAGACACATCCCATTTTGGGACTTCGCCTGCATAGAGCAAGGCAATGATTTGACGCAAGCTCTTAGCCCAGCCTTCTTTGCTGTCTGACACTACAACAGTCGTGTTGCTTTCAAACAGCTCTTCTGGAATGTCGGGCAGCTTTTGAATGCTCTGACGCTCAACAGAGAAACCAACACCAGTACCGCACAGAAGAATATACATAGCCTCGTCAAAGGCTTTAACATCATCAATAGGCAAATAACTGCAATTGTAACCAGCTGTGTTATCACGCTCCAATGCCTTCCCTGCTGTCATCAAACTACGCATAGAGGGCATCACCTCCATGTTAATCACGGCACTCTGCAACTCATCACGCATTGTGTCGCTCAGCGTGTAGTCGTGGTTCTTCTTCAATTGCTCTGACATGAAGTCAAAGTAACGTGAAACGGTTTCTTCCCAGTCCTCACGGCGTTGTTCACTATCCATGTAACGAGCATATCGACTCTTAGCGATGTATTGCTCATAACTTCCCATATATTTCATGTTAATTCCTTTTCTATTTTCTCTGCTTTGTCATCAATTACATCCATGAACCTGTCTACAAGATCATCACTACTAATGTCTAGTAGTTCCAATATTGTAACACAGTCTTCTCGTCTTAGCAAGTCTGCAATGTCATTTACAGTGAGACTCATTGTGAATACTTTCGTTGTAAATATTCAATGCTTAAGAACATTTCGTCAAAGTGACCATCTTCCACCTCATTTAACACCAACAAGCCTCGCCAATGACGGTTGCTCAGTTGGTCCATATAAGACTCATCATGAAGATAGTAACTACCAGCAATGATAGCACATATTGGCTTACCATCAGCTCTTTTTCCGTAAGCGATTTGTTTGCCTTGCTGATGCCCAGCAATGCATGACATATGAAGCTTGTTAATAATTGCACCAGCAGTCCCAGCAGGCCTCCCCATAGCACCAACAGGCCAGTAATGACTAAAGCCAACGCCGTTGATAAATACAGGGTGTAAGAAAGGATGCACTTCCCAATCTTTTTCATATTCTAAGTCTTTCGTCTTAATTAGGCCTTCAAGCATTGGGTTGTTGTTCACAGCCCTGTCAATGCGATTCTCGTGGTTTCCAAGGGTGAGAACCATGCGGGGCTTATACACCTTATGCTTAGTCTCTTTCTGGGTCTTCTGGAGCGTTTTAAGAGGTTCTAGGAGCATTCTCATGCCCTCTTTAGCTGCCTCAATGTCTTTCTGGTAACGTAAGCCTTCAAAATACTTACTGCCCTTAATGTCATGGCTTGAGAGACTAGGCATGTCTGCATGGTCTCCCAAGTGGATAACAACATCAGGCTTGTATTCACAGATTGCTTTACCAGCCCATGTTAGGTGCTCCATTGGAACGCCTTCTTTGACCTGAGTGTCTGGAATAACTAAGATTCTCATTTGTTTACCTCTACCTTTTCAATTGCAAGCTTCAAGTTAATCAGTTCATCAATGATGAGACCAAGCTTCTTAACTCGTTCAGCTTTCCCTTTATTGTTATGAAAGCTAAGGTCAATTGACACAGTTTTATGACAGTCTGCAAGTTTGAAACCAAAGTCTTTATAACTGCTTAAGTCATTAGAAGCAGCACATTCAATGTATGCTGTACCTTCTTTTGAATTGAGCCACTTACGTGAATAGAATTTCTTATTCATCAAATTCTCCAATGTGGTAAGGGAAATAGGTCTCGTAGTCATACACATCACCTCCTAAAAGCTTTGACATCTGTTCAACAACACCAATATAACCAGCACCTTCAAGGAAGTGCAAGAAGAATGGAATCATTTTATCCCATGCAACATCGCTGTCCAGATAGGTGACTACTTGCGTGTCCTGAACTGACTCGTAGTTGTCATCTACTTCTTTCATTACCAATGTTAAGATTTTCTTTCCCATGTCTTTCCTTTAAATAAGTTTCCACCATTTACCGCTTGCATCTTCATACATGTCATCGTATGTATTTAACAGCCATTCAGTGTTGTCTGCTGGATCAATACAAAACGGTTGACCATTCTCTTTAAACTTACGTTCAAGAGGGGGTAACTGATCAATTGTAATAATAGGAGGCTCCTCCACAACGGTGGTTGTAGTGGTGGTTGTAGTGGTGATAGTTTCTTCTTCAACACCACCATCAAAATAAACAGTTTCATTCATAATGCGTACCAAGAAAGTGACAAGAATAATGACAAATAGGATGAGCGCCACAGCAATGAGAAAGTTAATCATAAGAAAAGACCTCGCAAAAAGATGATTAGAATAACAATGACCAAGATTAGTGCTGTGAATAATAAAATGTCTTTCATCCATTCACTCACTGTTTTCTCACGTTCAGCAGGAGGGTGTAAAGCATCTTGAGGGACGGGCTGTGCAACTACAGGACCGTTTGGTGTCTCAGTGAACTGACCGTTCTGGTATGTACCAACTTGCTGCCCTTGTTGATTAACAACACGACCATCAGGATAGAGCAAAGCGTTGTTACTGTGTGCGCCTCCTCCAGCATACACCACAGTGTTATGTGGGTGCATCATATTACCAATAATCATGCCTGTTAATAGGCCATTACTGTAACCATAACCCATTCCCATGCCGCCGTAAGCAACACCACCGCCTGACACATAGCGTGAAGAAGTGTTCACAGATCGTGTTGTTGTGGTAGTTGTTGTAGTTGTCTTAGGAGCTGCTGTTGGAGCAGGAGATGTAGACGGACGAGGAGCTACAGATGGTGCAGGTGCAGGACGTGACACAGACGATGATGACATGCTTCGTCCACCACCTGAACTAGCGTGACCACCACCACCATGACCGCCCCCTCCAGAAGAGCCGCCACCTTTAGCATCTGCATTGATGATAATGCAGCTTGCTAGTGACAATAAAAGTAAAAGCTTTTTCATGTTTTCCTTTGTTTGGCCTGCCCTGTTGGAGTTGAACCAACAACCTACGCCTTAGAAGGGCGTTGCTCTCTCCGTTTGAGCTAAGGGCAGATATTGTTAATCGTAATTATTCCATTCAGTCACTACAAATTGTAGCTGGTAATAGGGCTGTCCTTCAAATGTTTCTTTACGCACATGAAAGCCGCCTGTTGCCGTTACAAATTCATCGTGTCCAATGCAATATTTCATTAGGCTTCTTGCTCGTTTACGAAGCTGTCCTAGAGAGGGAACTTCAGGGGGACTATCAAGACCTCCCCACTTCCAATCTAGATGCTCCATCACTTGCATTACTTTTCCAAAGTCAAACTCATCTAGGATGTCATCAATGATTTGCTCTTCAGTCACTTAGCACCTCCTTGATTGCCGGAAACTGTTCATAGATTATACCACGAACTTTCTCTGCAACTTCACGATGTTCCTTTTGTGTTGCTTTATCACAACGGATTTCAATGAAATGAAGCCATGAACGAAGAGTTCCATTCATGTACATGCGGCTTTGTGTCATTCCTTCTGGGAGCAGCTTACGGGCCTGCTCTTTAGCAATGCCTTTAGCCAAAGCACTTTCATACATAAACTGAGCCTCTGTCAACACACGTCTTTGAGCGCCTTCCCACCAATAAGCCAATTGACGGTCTTCTGTCTCTAGGCTGTTCTGGCGGTTCTTATCATCTTGTAGACGAGCCTCGCTTAGTTCAAAGCCTGTAGCAACAGCATAACGCTGGCTAAACTCCTGAAAAGAGAAGCTTCGGTGACGCAGGATTTGACGGGCAATGTCACGTGTGGTTTCAATCTCAAGACAAACATTCACCATTTCAAAAGGAGACCAGTGTTTGTTCTTAATAAGGTACTTGAGTAGTTTCGGAGCAGATGCAGGGTTGTTCTGGTTTGCCGGATTTGACACACGGGCCATACGAGCAACTAGCTCCTCTGCTTGTGGTGTCACCCACACCAAGCTCACTTGGGACATATTCTTTTCCTTCTTCAATTGCTTTATTCAACACACTGACTATGCCTAGATTAACCAGAGCCTGTACTTCTAGCGGGGAGAGAGACAGATCAAAGTCTGCACTGCCATCCTCATTCTCTTTGGTTAGGTTTAACATCATGTCATCCACCAAACTTTCTTTTTTGGTTCAAAGAATTTGGCTTTAGGCCCACAGCAAAACGTATATTTTTTACGTTGAGTTTCACAGTATGTCTCTTCATAAACAGTTGTCTTTTTACCGGTTACTAAGTCTACATCCGAGATAGGAAAGGCTTTACATTTAGCAAACTCCCAACCGAAAAGCCAATCACGTTTACCATGTTTACAGTCTTTGCAGAATTTAATAGTGTTGTCTGTCATGTTTTAAAACTCCTCACCATTTCTGGTAGGTAGCTACCAACAAGTTGAAACCTAGTTGCCTTCTTGATGCGAGCACGAATAAGTTCTTCTGAGTTCTTGTGGTAGTCAAACTCCCAAGTGTCAGCATCAGAGATGATCTTATAACATTCTTCATCATCACGAGCTATCACTACCTGCAACCCACCATACTCACTGGCTGGGAATGGAACCCAATAGTTAACCAGATAGAGAGTCATGTGTTCAGGCTTTGGCTCGCTTTCTTGTGGCTCTTGGCTTGGCTCGGCTGTCTTGTTCTTGCTGCCCTTTGGTCTTGCCATGTTCTTTCCTCTCTTCTTTCTCTTCTTGTGTCTTGATTGAATGACAAGGCTTACACAACACTTGAAGGTTATCCTTCTCGCAGAACATGTTGTTAATATATTCTTCCCATGTTGTGAAGCCTGTCTTAGTGTTAACAACAGGAAGAATGTGATCTACCTGTACATCAGCTGCTACAAACTCTTTCTTGCAACATGCACACTTGTAGTGCATAGCCAGCTTATTTGTTTTCTTATTGGTCTTCCGTCCTGCATACGCTTCTTTCAAAGCCTTGTACTTAGGAGGCCACCTACGTGTTGCTGTACGTAGAGCAGATACAACGAAGCTTCTAAACCTCGCTGGTGTCCATTCTCCACAGTTGTACAAACGTCTGGTGGAGTAGGTTTCCAAAGGCTTCAACTTCTCGTTCATCGTGGTTGGTCTCTCCCATTGTAAATTTAATTGCGTGTACCAACTCGTGAAAGAAGGTGGCTTCGATTGCCTGTGGTGTCATGTTCTCTTTGATAACAATCTCATACGTCATGGGGTTACATGTCCCCATCTCTGTAATGTCCTTGCTTAGATAGACAGTCCACTGACAACCTGCTAGATAAAATGTTCTGTAGGCGGGAGCCACATTTGGTTTGGTGTTCTTCGTAGCCATAGTAGTTGTCCATTCTCAAGTGTTCGTTCTGCGCCCAGAGCCTCCAAGCACACTGCATACAGGCTTTCGGGGGTTGTAGCTTTTGCAAGCATCTTCTCTGCCTTCACAGGCCCCACTCCCTTGATGCCCACAATGTTGTCTGCCTTGTCGCCCATCAGTATCTGCTTGTAAAAGAACCGGAGTCCTTCCTCTTCGGATACATAATACTTTTTTTGTTTCACAAAATTGTAATGCCATCCTTGCACCTGATCAAAGTCTTTGTCTAAGGAAATGATGATGGATTCATCACCAAGTTCTGTTGCACGAATAGCAATGACATCATCTGCTTCTTCGTTATCACTAATCGTAGCAGCCCATGCGGTTACTAGATAGTTACGTAAGATTTCTAGGTGTGCTGGTTTCTCAACATCTTTCCTATTGCCCTTGTAAGGAACAGTCACAGCTATCTCGTTACGAAAGTTTGTCTTCCCTGTTAGGAACACTTCCCATTCATTCAAGTCTAGCTGTGTCATTAAGACTTCTTCCAAGAAGGTAGCCATCGTCTTGATAGCCACCTTCTCTGTCTCATCCTTGCAGGCAAAGGCGATGCGATAGCACATCATGTCTCCGTCTACAAGGCCAATCATTACAGCACCACTTCTGCTTCTTCTTCTTGCACAGCAGAGGCATCAGGAGGGGCTACAAGCTCCTTAATCTTGAGGGCTGGGTACTTATCACTATGCAACAACGAAGGCGCATTGCCATGCATTGCTGTCATCTTGTGTGAGTAGCTACTAACTGTCAGCTCAGCAACAGTACCATTGCCAATGGCAGAAGGAACCACCTCATTACCATTCTCATCCACTGCCTTGATAACATACTTCGTCTTAACGATGATGTATTTACCACGACCATACTTGTCATCAGCTTTCTCTTTCACCTTCACATTAAGCTCGTCCTTCAAACGTGCAACCAGTGTGTCTGACAGACCACCAATACAGATTTCGTTACGAGTCTCAGCAGGGTTGAACTCTGTGTTAGGGGTGTCCATGTGCTTAGCCCAGAAGAGTTTGCCAACCAATTTAACTTGTGTCATATATTTCCTTTGTTTAGTTTATGAGAGTCTTTCCTCCCTGTCATACATTATTGTAACCGATTTCCACTAGCCTTGTCAAGTGCTCCACGCATAACCATGTTAGCAGCAGCACTATTAAGGATGTTTAATACTTCTTCTTCACTATCTAGGGGACTGTGTACCAATGTGATTTGGTTGCCAGTAACAAAGATATGAACCATTGAATCTGATTCATTGTAAAGCTTTTCAATTTGTTCTTCGTATGTCAATGTGTTTCCTTCCAGTTAGAGCCAACATTATATTCACCAGATACAGGGCAGAACAAACCTAGTTCCTTACCTGCCTCTTCGATGGATTGTACAGCAAGTTTTCCTACAACATCAGCATATTGTTTCTTTGTTTCAATCTGCCATTCGTCATGCACATTAGCACAGAAGCCATGCACAATCTTTTGTTTATGTAGGTGTTTGCTAAGAAGTACCAACGCTTTCTTCATCACAATTGCACCAGCTCCTTGAAGCAGGCTGTTAAGGGCAGCATGAGAACTACGTACCCATATCTTCCTGCCATCTAAGCCACGCACAAAGCCTTGGTCAGCAGCTGCATGAACACGTTTGATTAGAACATTCAGGGCTGGTGTCTGTTCAAGGAACTTAGCCTTAAGTTTTGCACCCTGCACTGAGCTACCTCCAACGATGCTACCAATCTTTGCATCTCCTGCACCATAGAGGAAGGCATAGATGAACGTCTTTGCTGCATCTCGTGTAGCAAGTCCAGCAGCTCGTTGGTTAACTGTGTGGACATCCGTACCGTCTTTGCTACTTCCATCACAAACTGTTCTGACATAGCCTTCGTCCTTCATGTAATGTGCCAGCATACGCAGCTCAAGGCCACTAGCATCAGCACCAACTAACACATTGTCTTTGTCCACAGTCCACAGCTCACGACACTCAGGGCCATACACACTACCACTGTTAGGAACTTGAGCCATGTTAGGAGAGCTGTGTGTCATACGTCCAGTGACAGCACCATTGGTGTTCACTCGTCCATGTACCCTACCATCTTCTTTCACTTCCTCAAGCCAGCTAGACACCTGAGCTACACGCTTCTGCAACATCAGATATTCCAACAGAGCCTTAGCTTCTGGCAGATCAATCTTCTCTAGCACCTTCTCGTCCACAATGATGGAGCCTTTGTCTGTAGTCTTAGAGAACTTAACACCAAGTCCTTGCAACCGTTCAGCAATCTGTTGTCGAGAGCCGGGGTTGAAGGGGATGCTCTTAGTTTTCATAGGCCCAGCAACAGCATCATCAGCAAGAGAAGGCTTGAGACCAGCAGCCTTTAGCACTTGCTTAAGCTCTGTCTTTGTCTCTGCTTGGTAACTACCTAGTAACCAGTAAGCTGGCTTCTTCATCTCTTCGATGACAGGAGGGAAGATAGTTTGTAATTGATTTTCAATATCCACCATCTTACCACTAAGAGTTGCCAATAGGCCCTGAGCTTTCTGAATGTCAAGTTTAAACCCATGTTCATGTTGTTTCTGAATGATGATTGCAACATCATGCTCAAGCTTACGACACTCAGGAGAGAACTTGTCTTGGTCTAGCATCTTATCAATGAGCTGCTCCACCTTAATAAGAACAGCTACGTCTTGTTCACAATACTCAAACATCAATGGAAGAGAAGGGTTGTCATAGCAGTTGCCTTCTAAGCCTGTCTCTTTCCATCGTTGTTCATAATCAATCTTCTTCTCTCCCACTCTTTCGCCCCATGCTTTCAAGCTGTGGCCTCCTTCGATATTGGGATTGTATAGACGAGACAAGATCAAGGTATCTTTCGCCTTCTTCGCTGGTATCGTCACGCCCCAACACTTCTTCAGGACTGGCCCATCGAAGCCTATCAAGTTGTGTGCGATCACTGTTTCGGAGCTTGCGATTAAGGGTGTGAGTGTATCCGGTTTTGTGTGACATACATGTCCATTGGTTTCATCATAGGTGAAGCAACACCAAATCTTTTTATGATCTGTTGTTGTCTCAATGTCTAGATAGAGTTTCACTTTTTCTCCAGTTGTTTCTCCACGAGTGTAGCATAACCACAGATGTCATGCCAGCTATCATCGTAATAGGGATTGCCATTAACAATACGTGCCATCTTATTGCAAATCATGTCAAGGCTTTCTTGCATGTATGGTTCCATGTTATGCCAGCTCTTTGAATAACGCAGGGTTTTCTTCAGCTCTTGTGCAGCGTATGCTACATCACGATAGTCACCATAGTTGTTGCCACGTTGCTCAAGGGTTTCATCAATAGTTTTGTTCATCTTTCGTCCAATCATTACAGGAGGTTTCTTGTTAAGCTCGTCAGTGGTGCAACGAATAGGAATGATACCACTGTCTAGACGTTCACGCAACAGCTTACCTAGCGTGTTGTTAGTGGTGTCGATAGCATCACCCCAATCATCTGTGTGGTGGTCTTTCATCTTCATAGATTGTCTTTCTTAATATCAACAGAAACTATTCTACCAACTTCATCTCCAATTTTTCCAGAAATAAGAGAAAGCCATTGAGGATTAAGCACTTCATTAAAGAACCAATCACGATGTCCTTCTTCTTCCCAATCACACATGATCTCTTCATCAAATTCTAACACAACTGTCATTGTAAGCTGCTTCATTAGATAAACTCTTTCAAGGATGGTGGACGATAGTTAGGGCCTTTGGTTATCTTACCATAGGGAGAGAAGATTGGTTGCCCTGTCTCTTGGTCAAACTTACTCCAGTTACTACGGTTTACCTCTTCAATTGCCTCGGCTGTGCGCATCTTAGCACAATGCCCAACGCCAATAGCAGTAACAACCTGATCAGCCAAGCTGTCGAGGAACGCTTCACGATCTTTGATAGAAACAATTGTCTCTCCTTGTTTCAAGCGTGTAGCCAAGAGGCTTAGCTCGTCAGCCAATGCAGCCCAGCTGTGGTGAAGATCAAGAGAATCAAACATCTCAACAATCTCTTCGATGTGACAGCCTAGCTGCACCTGCATGTCAGCATCTGTTGGCTCTGGTCTTGCACGTTTGTGCCATAGTTCTACGTTACGCATTGTCAACCCTTTGGTAGTGTATCTGTGGTGGTGTGTGAATCAAATGTTTTTCTTCATCAAGAATAAGACGAAGCTTGTTACAAATGTGGCTCATTATAGCTGCTCTATGTGCATCACTAGAAGTTTTGTGCATTACAAGTTCAAAAGTTATAGACACTTTGTTGTGTTCAAAATACATTTTACACTTTCAAATTTAAAAACAAACCAACCTGTGCAAAGGCATAGCCTACCCAAATCATACCATTGGAAAGCTCTCCCTTGCTCCATTGTAACACACCTACGATGGCATATCCAATACCTGTTGCTGCAACAATAGCTTGTTCAATCATTGCTGCTCCCCTCTTGCTCTGATTTTCTGCACTAAATCATTAGCGTATGTATATTGCCAATCTTCTTGAATTTGAATACACGCCTCACGCTCTGCTGTTGCGCCATCAATCAAGCCTTGGCGATAGTTGTCCCAATCAGGTTTAAATATCTGTCCACGAGTGTGTGCTTCCACCAGTTTGGCAAATGCTTCAATGATTGCGTAATCGTTTTCAATCCAAAGCGGATTCGATAGGCCAGCCTGTCTAGCCATCTCAATGATGTCTTGTTTCATGAAGTAGTTCCCTTCTTCTTCCTAAGAACAAGTAACTTGCTAGTTACCTTGACATATTTGTTTCCATCCTTGTCTGTCCTCTCAACCCCATGCATTGTCTTAGCAGGTAGGTTGGAAGGGAAGGGCCATGTTGTGTCTTCTTTAAAGGGCTTCTTCGTCACGCTCTGTCATCCTTCCTGTATGTTTATTATACAACAGCTTACATGCTGGGCCAGTGATGCCACTGAAACGATTCTTCAACACCCTCACCTTGGTGGTGTTACGTTCTGTCTCATCTTCTGCCTGACCATTACGCTCCAAGCCAAGCACCATGTCTGACAGCTGAGCAATTGAGCCTGAGCCACGAAGCTGAGCCAGTGATGTAGCTGCACCTTCCTCGTGTCCCTTGTCAGAAGGACGCTTGAGGTGGGACACAATGATGAGGCTGATGCCTGTCTTCTGCACCAAGGTACGAAGCTCTGTCATCACCATGTCTAATGCTTTACGTTCATCACCATTCTCTTGGCTACTTACAACAATGGATACATGGTCAAGAAATACATAGCCACAGCCAAAAGCAACTGAGAATTCTTCGACTCGCTTGATGATGTTCTCAATGTTAGTACTACCAAAATGGTCGAACATATAAAGGCGGTCACTGCCAAGAGTTGCGTCAAAAGCATCACGTTTTTCCTGTTCAGTTGCATCACAGTCTGGTAGATGCAAAGGTTTATTAGCAGCCAAGCTCATCAAAGATAGGCCTGTCTTACGAACACTCTCCTCCAAGAACATCAAGCCAATGTTGTCTTGTGTCTTGCTAAGGATGTGCCATATCACTTCACGTAGAAACTGACTCTTGCCTAAGCCTGAGCCTGCTGTCACTGTAACCAGCTCTCCCTTGCGGATGCCATAGGTTAGCTTGTTAAGGCCATCATAGGGGTAGGACACCTCTGCCTTATCCAAGGGCTTAGACACGCTCTCCCACAGGGTGGAGGCAGGGACAATACCATCAGGTACAACACGCTCAGCTGCCCACCAGCGGTCAATGAACTCCTTCTCTTTGCCAGAAATAAGGAAGTCACAGCCATCCTTATATCCCTCGACAGGCTTGAATGTCTTGGCCTTGCCAGCAAACAAGGAAGCCACCTGCTTAGCTGCCTGCTGTCCTGCTTCATCACCATCAAAACAAATGACGATGTTCTCAAAGGAAGACAGCCACTCGTATTGCTCCTTGCAATCCTTAGCTGCACCACCTGCACCATTACGAATGGAAACAACAGGCCACTTGCTACCAAGCATTTGATACACAGCCAATGCATCAAACTCACCCTCAACAATGGTTAGATATTTACCACCCTTGGTGAACAACTGCTGACCAAACAAGCCAGTGCCTTTCCATTCACCAACAGTTTGAAAGTCTTTGCCTACAATGGTACGTTTCTTTGCAGCAAACAGTTTGTCTTCCTTGTAATAAGGAAACAAGATGTGTGATGTGTCAGCAACAACACCATAGCGTTCAACTGTTGCCTTGCTAATGCGGCGGCTACCAATGGCAGGGGTAGGCAGGCTATGAAAGGACGCACGAAGGGCATTTACAGCCTCTTGGTTGATCTCTTTCAACGGGGTGTATGGCATGGGTGCCTCAATCATTTTGTTAGCCTTAGTGTGTGTGTTACAGACAAAGCAATAGGTGCTTCCGTCTTCGTTAATTGATAGGCCATCACTGCTTTCGCAGCTCGGGCATGGTTGGTGTGTCTTCACGAACGCCATGTTCTTCCTCTGGTTGTTGTGTGTCTGGTTTCTTATTAAAGATTTTGTCCCAATTGTTTAATATGGCTTGTGCATCTTCCTTACGTCTTGCACTGCCCTTACCTCCATCACTCATGTGTTCTTCTCCTTGAGCTTCTTCTCTATGTCGTATATCGCCACCAAGAAGTTACCTCGCTCCATTGTTTTTACAAACTCTGCCATCTCCAAATCAGTCAGCCCAACCCATGTGCGTTGTTGTGGTTGCGGATGCCTAAAAAACTTGCTGCACCCATTTGCACACGCCACAGGCTTGTCGCACGTAGTGCTCCCCTGCTCTTGCTTGGCTAGTTCGTTTCTTAATGCCGTAATAGCCCCTTGAAACATCTCAGGACATTCATGGATTGAATCCGATGGCTCCATTCGCACAGCCAAATACAACGCCTCAAGCGCCAGCGACAAAGCACGTTGTGTTTTGTTTGCTTCTTTACTCATCGTCTACCTCCACCACGTTTTCTCCAGCCACTAAGCCACATACAGAATTCAACAAACATAAGTGGATCAGCAATCATTCTTCTTTCCCCAAAGGAACATCACGCCATTCACCACGAGTCAGCGGGTATTGAATGTCATACACAAACCATTGCTGAAGGATGCGAACAGTTTTGTAAATGCCTTCACCATGTTCAGGCGCAGGAACTCCACGATCAACAAAGCGTAGTCTAGGTGTCGGTGTCATATCAGTGCTTCCAGTTGTCTAACAAACCTTGCATGAAAGCCTTCTCATCAGCTGTAAATTCTCGTGCTTCATTACTTGCGTTAAGCACAGTGGAAAGAGCTTGTTGAAAACCTTCATACCCTATGTGTGAAATGAGTTCACGTATGTCCATCAAGGTGAACATCATGTGTGCCTCGTGTTCAAATGTCTTCATCGTGTTCCTCATTAACATCATCATCCTCATGTCTCAAGTCTGTACGTTCAATGGCACAAACATCTTCCTTCATATGATGATAACAACCATTACAAACATCTAAGAAACCACCAGTGATGGAGCTTCTACGTGTAGCTTCAAAGTCAGTCAGTTCATCATTACAACAATAACATCTCATGTCTTCTTCCTTATAAGTAACATACTAAGTTACATACTATGTTAATAATTACTATCAATACATCTATGTATTATTATATCCATGTTTCAATGACTTGTCAACAGGAGGAAATAAAACAAGAGGTATAAACAGATGGCTAAAAATATCTTCATGGTTACTCGCTAGTAACCGCTAGTTTAAGAAGGTCATCAACAACTTCATCTAGAAGAAGGTCAACCATCTCATGTCCACCCATCAAAACACTCTCAACATAAGGAACTTCCTCCTCATATTCACCACCTGTTGATGGGTTGTACTTGTCAACTGTGATTGTGTCAACAGCAACCATGAATGGAATATTGTTGTAAGAAACCAACACATAGGTTGGGTTGTAAATTGTCTGCATGTCATTCTCCTTGTAAATAAGCCTCAATCTTAGGCGTTTTGTTTGTCACTGTCAAATGGGCAACCATGCCGTTATGCACAGGTGTCTCATCATTGGTAACAAAAGACGAATATTTGTATGGGTTATACCTCACTTGTGTGTAATAGTCTTTGTTCATAGGACAATCAAAAACATCAAGCCAGCCAGCAACACCAGCATGTACGTTCTTACGCTTCTCACGTAGGACACGTTGCCTGCCTGCCTCTGACACCTTGAACTCAGGCAAAAGCAGGACAATATTGTCTGTGTGTTGTATGACACGGCCTTTGTTCTCACCCTCCAAGGCCTTAACAGAAAAACATTTCTTGTGTAGGTTGAAATATACAAACACTTTCATGTTAGTTATCCTTCTTCATTTGATAAACTGTAGCAGCCATCCATATCATCAAACAATCAATGATATGCTCTGCTCCTTCAAGCAATGACACATCTTCACCATTGTAAAAACTCTCAACAATGCGTTCCACCTGCATCTTTGAATACATCCCTACGTTTGAATCGTAAGTCTCGATAAAAGCTTGTTGTTCTTCGTGTTTCATTGTTCCACCTTCATACGAATAATCTTGTGCATCTTGTTGCTATGTGCAACATAGGCCACGCTCTGTGTGTCCTTGCTCCAACAAGCCCTGCATGTAAGGCATTTGCCTCCCTGCAAACTAGAGGGACAAACATGTGTCTTGTCTACATGCTTGTACGTGTCAACAACAAGAGAAACATACAGCCCATCAATGTGTTGTCCTACGTTGTCACTAGAAAACCTAACAACAACATTGTCTAAGTCATTCAGGGCATCAATAACCCTAGAAAACTTGGTGAACTTGTGCATACGTGTGGGCAACCAGTGCTTACACCATGGCGTTGCTTCACAAACAGCATGTATTTTCCATGCCAATGCTTCGGTGTACATATCCCCAGAATCAAACCATCTGAAGTGGGTCTGCTTACGCAAAGCGTGTGTCATATCTGACACCCACGTGTCCTGCCTCCATTCCTTGTCATTACGCTCACGTAAGGAAATGGCATCAGGCATGTGATAAAAGCCTTGTGTGGCATAACAACCCTTACAAACCTCAACAAGCTCACCGTCATCACCACGTGACGCAGGACACTTATCCACAGCTTGTAAGCTCCAGCTATAACAGCCTAGCTTAGATGTACGAGACAGCATTATGTATTCTCCAAAAACAGCATTAACAAAACACCAGCTATCACTAGCAGGCAACAAAGGGTAAATTGTCTATCATTCATTTAGTTCTCCATAAGGCAGGCCACGTAAGCCCACATGGATGGGCTTACATAGTTTCCTATCAAATTGCAATGGCATCTGGTTGCTTACGTGTAACCAAACGCTTCTTGTCACGATGTACACGTGCTACCAATGTGGGCTTGATGTGGACAATGTTGCCACTGTGTGCAAGCTTTACCCCTACACGAAAAAACCCAGCTGAAACAATCTTGCCATTGTGTGGAACACCAGCGGCATAAACTGTCACAAACCTACCGATGGTATTTTGTGTGTGTTTACGAGCCACAAAAAAACTCTTGACAAAATCAAACATTTAAATTTCCTTTAAAAAGTTACTTGCTAGTTACCACGAAGAAACGTGCTTGACAACACGCTTCCAGCTGGTAAAGCCAGTATACATCAGGGGAGAGAGGTCTGTCAACCTCTCCCTTTTTCCCTTTGCTCACTTCTCGCCCTTGCCAATGCTTGCCATGGCTTGCTGCAAGAGATCGGCTGCTTTGATATACCCAGCATCATATGCACTTTGCATGATCAGCTCAAGGGCTTCGATCATGCTTGGCTGAGACATTCCAGATTCGATAACTACTGTTTCCGTCTCTCCGTCTTCGCTTTTCTCGCTCTCTGGCTTTTCGGCTTTTGTAATTTTTCCCTCTTCGTCAATGACTTTTGAACCACTTTCCAAGGCCCGTAAATCTTTGACTAGGCTTTGAACCGATTCGTAGGTGTCAATGATGTTGAACAACACTTGGCGGGTCTCTTGCTTGCTAGCATGGTCAACAACTTTTTTAAATTCTGACTTTCTGACCTTGGCAGTGTTGGCATTGTAAAGGCCTTTGACTTGCTCCCCGTAACCCTCTACAAGCTCTGCAAGCTCTGCGGGCTGGTCAACGGTGTAGGCACTGATCGTTTGCTTGAGAGTGTCAATCAGTTTGGCACCGATTGCTGCTTGCTCGCTAGCGAATGCAGCTCCGATTGCCCTAGGTGTAACTGGTTCTTTTTTCTTGGTCATGATTCGTTTCCTTTACTTGGTAACTTGCTAGTAACCCTGCGTTTCTAGCTTGAATGAATTATAGCATGATTTTAATCTGTCAACTATCGTCATTCTATAACCCTTTGATTCACTAGGGTATTATTCCTAGCGTCTCCCTTATATATAGCATGTTGCGTGCCAGCTTGGTTTTATTAACCCATTAGGTTTCATTCTATGTTGGCATGTAATGCTTCTAGGTTACATCATATGACATTGTAGTACTTTTGTTTCCAAGGCATGGTGTCCATTATGGTGCATTTATTGGCACGCTTCTTGCCCTATGCACAGCATTGGTGCTTGCTTCTCGCGCATTCACCACTTTGGTGCAGATTTGCTTACATCCTTGTAAGGTTTCACATGGTGGTGGCTTAGGTGTTTTCCCTTAGTAGCTTGGTAGTACTTTGAGCAGGGAATGTAATGCTTTGAGGTTACACTTTGAGGGTACTTTTCATGTACACACATACAGTGCTACGAAGGTACTACTTCCCAATGTAAGGGTAGTACTAAATGAGTACCCCGGGGGAGGGTAAAATGCTACCAAGATGTAGCGGAACCCTCTTAGATACAAAAAAGTACCAAAAAAGAAAGCAATATAAATACTCCCTGCCTGTGGATAACTTGTTGATAACATTAGTATTTCTGTGGATAAGTGTTAAACAATAGGGGACAGGTTAAATAGTGCTTGACAAATGCATTAAAGTATGCTATAATAGAAACTATGTAAGGAACTAAGGATGACATACATAGACATAGATAGTATTATATTATAATTATTACTAAATATGTTAGACATTAAAGTAACTTAAGAAGCTGGACTGTTGGTCTCCCTTAGAAGCTGTCCTGAATGTCTATGTATGTTCACATAGAAGCTGTCCTGTATAGCTATATGTTATATGTTATTGTTATAAAACATCTCCCCACTAAGGATAAAGATGACAGAAGAAATTAAACGAAGAGGCCGAGGCCGTCCCCGTAAGGGTGAGATTGTTGAAAAGAAGAAGCCGGGGACATTGGGTAGACCTAAAGGGGAAGCCTCTGTCATTGCTGAATATAGGGCTAGGATGTTAGCCTCCCCTAAGAGCAAGCTGGTGTTAGAGAAGATTTACGATGCTGCGTTGGATGATGACCATAAGAACCAGAGTGCTGCATGGAAGCTGCTTATGGAACGGTTGTTACCAATCAGTCATTTCGAGAAAGACAAAGATGGTGGTGGTAGGCCTGCTGTGTCTATCACTATCACTGGTGTTGGTGGTGAAACTACCATCATTGGCAATGATGAACAGGAAGTTGAAGATGTCAGTTTTAGAGAACACTAATGTCCCCTTTGATGCCAAGCAATATTTCGACACACTGAGTGAGTTGGAGAGCCGAGGCAAGGGTGATTATGCTGCTCGTAACAAGCTGGGCTACCTTGGTCGTTACCAGATGGGAGCTAAGGCTTTGGCTGACATTGGCTGGGTGAAGCCCGGTACAACTAACAAAGGCCTGATGGACAGAAAGAATTGGATTGTTGCTGATTATAAAAACTTCATTGGCAATCCAGATGTACAAGATACAGCAGCTAAGCTGATGTTAGAAAAGAATTACAACAGAGCCTTGAAGAGTGGTCTTGTTTCTCCTGACATGGAACCACATGATGCAGCAGGACATATGGCAAGCATTCACCTAGTGGGACAGAAGGGCTATAAGAAAAGCCTAGCTGGTGAAGACATTAGAGATGCTAACGGTGTTGCTCCTTTAAACTATTTCAACCATGTCAGTGAGCGTATGCGCCCTGCTATGACATATACAGAGCAGCAGCCACAACAGCCTGAACAGCCTTGGTGGTCTAATCCGTTGGAATCAGGCAAGGCTTTTGTTAAGGGATTGTTTTGAGCAATTTAAACATTGAGCTCCTCCCTTGGCAGCAGAAGGTATGGAATGATCCAGTACGATTCAAGGTTGTTGCAGCTGGACGAAGAACAGGAAAGAGCCGCCTTGCCGCCTACCTGCTCATCTTCAATGCGTTGCAGGCAAACAAGGGACATGTGTTTTATGTTGCTCCTACACAGGGACAAGCCCGAGACATTATGTGGCAAACATTGCTGGAAGTTGGACACAGCGTCATCAGCGGCAGTCACATCAACAACCTCCAGATAAAGCTTGTTAACGGAGCCACCATCAGCCTTAAGGGTGCTGACCGACCAGAGACAATGCGTGGTGTGTCTCTGAAGTATTTGGTGATGGACGAGTATGCAGACATGAAGCCAGAAGTGTGGGAGCAAATCTTGCGTCCTGCCTTGGCTGACCAGAAGGGCTGTGCTTTGTTCATTGGAACTCCTATGGGTCGTAATCATTTCTATGACCTATACCAACAAGCCTGTAAGGGAGAAGACCCAACCTTCAAAGGATGGCACTTCACCTCCTATGACAACCCCATCCTTGACCCTAATGAGATTGAGGCTGCTAAGAAGAGCATGTCCTCCTTTGCGTTTAGACAAGAATTCATGGCTTCATTTGAAGCACAGGGTGGTAACTTGTTTAAGGATGAATGGATTAAGTTTGATGAGGAAGAACCAAAAGAAGGTGACTTCTACATTGCTTGTGACTTGGCTGGCTTTGCAGACGAGAGCAAAGGAAGCAAGAGCAAGAAGCTAGATGATAGCTCCTTTGCCATTGTTAAAACGAATGAAGACGGTTGGTGGGTGAAGGACATTATCCACGGACGTTGGACAGTGGAAGAGACAGCACGTAAGCTGTTCCAAGCTGTTAAGAAGTATGAACCTATGGCTGTAGGTATTGAGCGTGGTATTGCTAAGCAAGCCGTTATGCCCTACCTAACAGACATTATGCGTAAGAACCAGACATTCTTTAGAGTGGAAGAACTTACACACGGTAATAAGAAGAAGAGTGATCGTATTGTCTGGGCCTTACAGGGCCGCTTTGAACATGGACAGATTAAACTTAACAAGGGAGAATGGAATGCAACCTTCTTGGATCAGTTGTTTCAATTCCCTAATGCGATGGTGCATGATGACTTGATCGACTCCCTCTCCTACATTGAACAGCTTTCTAAACAGGCCTATGTGTCTGAATGGGAAGAAGAAGAAGAATATGAACCAATCGACAGCTGGGCTGGATATTAAAGGAAACCTATGAGCATGGAAGAAAACACACAACAACATAGCAAACTTGCTGCTTGGGTTATTGAGAAGGCCGATAAATGGCGTGATCATTACACCAGTAACTATGCACCTAAGCATGAGGAATACTATCGTCTATGGCGTGGTCAATGGGACGCACAAGACAAGACACGCAGCAGCGAGCGTAGTAAGCTCATTGCTCCTGCCTTGCAGCAAGCTGTTGAGAGCAGCGTTGCCGAGGTGGAAGAAGCTACGTTTGGTCGTGGCAAGTGGTTTGATATTAAGGATGACCACAAGGACAAAGAAAACTCAGACATTTCCTACATGCGTCAAGGCTTGGAGGAAGAGTTTAAGTTTAACAAGGGCCGTAGACAAATTGCTGAAGCCTTGTTAAACGCAGCTGTGTATGGTACAGGCTGTATGGAAGTTGTGTTGGATGAGGTGACAGAGCTTGTCCCTGCTACACAACCCATCCTAGACGGTGCTATGCAGGCTGTTGGTGTTATGCAGAAGCAACGCAAGGTTATTAAGTGGAGACCTATTCTTCCACAGAACTTCCTGATTGATCCAGCTTCTCCTACCATTGAAGAAGCTCTAGGTGTTGCCATTGATGAGTTTGTCCCTAAGCATCAAGTGGAACAGAACATTGAGAAGGGCATCTACTTTGATGTAGACATCGAACAAGCAGCTCCTGATCAAGACTTAGAGCCTGATCAAGACCTGACAATGTATACAGATGATAAGGTGAGACTCACTAAGTATTTTGGCTTAGTTCCTACCGACTTGTTTAAAGAAGCCATGTCTGGTGAAGACTATGTTGAGCCAGCTGATGACGAAGCAGAAGACGAGAAAGAACCCGAGTATACAGAAGCCATCATCATCATTGCTAACGGTGGTGTGTTGTTGAAGGTTGAAGCCAACCCATTCATGATGCAAGACCGTCCTGTAGTTGCCTTCCCTTGGGATGTGGTTCCCGGACGCTTCTGGGGCCGTGGCATTTGTGAGAAGGGCTACAACAGCCAGAAAGCCCTTGATGCAGAGCTTCGTGCTCGTATTGATGCCTTGGCTATGACTGTCCATCCTATGATGGCTATGGACGCTACACGTATGCCTAGAGGCTCTAAACTGGAAGTTAGACCCGGCAAGAACATTCTTACCAATGGCAACCCAAATGAAGTGTTGATGCCCTTTAAGTTTGGTAGCATTGACCAGATTACATTTGCTCAGGCTGAACAGCTCCAGAAGATGGTACAGATGGCTACAGGTGCTATTGATTCTGGTGGTATGTCTGGTATGGTTAACGGTGAAGCTGCTGCTGGTGCTGTGAGCATGTCTCTTGGAGCCATCATGAAGCGTCACAAGCGTACATTGATCAACTTCCAAGACTGCTTTCTCATTCCTCTCATTGAGAAGAGCGCCTATCGCTACATGCAATATGATCCAGAGAACTTCCCTGCTCAAGACTTCAAGTTTGTAGCAAGTAGCTCCTTGGGTGTCATTGCTCGTGAGTATGAAGTTACCCAATTGGTACAATTGTTGCAGACATTGGGCCAAGACTCCCCAATGTACCCCATGTTGGTGGAAGCTGTGGTGGATAATATGTCATTGTCTAACAGAGAAGAGCTAATTGCTCAGCTTAAACAGCTCAGCCAGCCTAATCCAGAGGCTAAACAAGCCCAACAACAACAGATGGAACAGCAAATGGCTACAGTGCAGGCTCAAGTCCAGCTGTTGCAGGCTCAGGCAGCTGAGAGCCAAGGCCGTGCCATCAAATATCAGACAGAAGCACAGGCAATTCCTACACAACTTGAGACAGATCGTATCAAAGCAGTGTCAGGTAACCTACAACCAGACGACAAGGGTGATAAAGAGTTCGAAAGAAGGGCTCGCCTTGCTGAACTGGTACTGAAAGAACGTGAGATTACCAGCAAAGAAGCTATTGTAGCCAAGCAAATGCAGGGAATGTAACTAAAAAGTACACAAAGAGCTTGACATGTCAGGCTTTTTGTGGTATAATAACCACATAACATCCAAACATAGGAGAAATGTTATGACAGACAGAGAATATTACGATCATCTTATCAGCTTGTTCGCATCAGATGGCTGGAAGCTTTATCAAGAAGACCTAGAGGACAACCTCAAAGGCCTACAAGATGTAAGCACCATCCCAAGTGCAGAACAATTCTGGCAAAGAAAGGGACAAGTCGAGCTACTCACTCGTCTTATCGGCTACCAACCTCTTATTGAACAACACTACGAGGCTACGTATGGCAGTTAGGGCATTTGATTATGCTTGTCCCACAGGTCACATCACAGAGCATTTTACCTCAAGCATGGAAGAGGGAATAACTTGTCCTGAATGTGGCCTTCTATCATCGAGACAAATCTCCACCCCTCAAGTAAAACTTGAAGGGCTTACTGGCGACTTCCCCGGGGCCTACAGGAAATGGGAAGCTGTTAGAAAAGAGAAGATGACGATAGAGAATAAGCGGAACTCGTAAGAGTTTCTTAGAACTTTTCCATAATGCTATTAAGCACGGAGACTATATGGCACAATTTATTGACGA